TTTCGAGAGGAGATGACAGTCAGCCCGCCCTCGAAGTCGTTAGACACGACACGACGAGTCTGGCTGAGGGCCTGGCGGGAGTCCCAGAAGATCAGGCTGCGACCGAGAGCGGTGTAGCTCATAGTCGAGCGCGCGAGGTTCTGGATGTGCTCGCCGAGCATCATCTCGAAGGCGAGAGTGCGGGAGCGAGTAACGACGTCACCCTGGCGAACGTCGAGGAACGGCAGCAGGTTGACGGGAGGGTCGAGTTCCTCCCAGCGCTGCATCGTGATGTACTGGCCGTTCCCGTTCCACCAGGTGAGAGTCCCCGTCAGCTCGGTCTCGATCATCCACCGGACGCGCTCCAGCATATTCGTGGTAGCCATAGGACCGCGGTCGTAGATCCAATCTCGACCGAGCGACGTCCCGTGGAGGTACTCGAACACATCGCTCGCGGTGATCGTGACTCCGATAGGAGTCCAGGCAGCCTCGTCGATCGGCCCCTCCCAGACGCGCTCGGCGCCTCGGAAGATCGCAAGCTCGTGGCGCCCCGTCTGGATCTCCTGGAGGAGATCGATCTGGTCGACGCAATTCTCCCCGGCGATCTGAATCGTCGCCGTCGACACGTTGCTCAGCCGCCGTGACCACCGGACGGAGGAGAGGTCTCTCAGCATGCCGATGCGGTAAACCCCGCCCCGGTCCATTACGGCGACCTCGTAGTTCTCGACGCACTTCTCGGTCATCCGAACTCCCTCGTCAAGCTCAAGCTGAGGGAGACGTTATCGGGGTCGTCTCCGAGAGGTGTCTCGATGGAGACTAGATACTCCCCCCCGCACTCCAGCCTCGGCCACGAGAGGGGACCCTGTCCCGGACCCGTGACGAGATATCCAGCGTCCTGAACGTACCCGCTCGCCTGCGTGACAGACACCGACTCCGTCGTCCCGTCGATCGTCATCGACGCCCCCGCGGGGAGGTAGGACACGTGCCAGCGGGAGACGTAGGGCTGATCCTCCTCGAAGTCCTGCGGAGGGATCCCATTCGGGTTGTCGTAGACCGTGACCCGCATAGCGGTCACGTCCTCGTCTCCAGCCTCCAGAGTGAGAGTCGGCACGACAGCCCCCCACTCATAGACATCCTCCTCGGGAATAATGAACCAGACCCGGCGCCACTCCTCGACGTTCTCCTCGCAACCGACGCTGAGCTGAGGTGGGCGGGGAGCGGGAGGAGGCGGAGGGCATGACGGGTCGACGATCGGAGACGGCCCGTCGAAGGGCGCCTCTCCGATCCTGAGCGACTCGGAGGAGTCGGGGTCGCCCTCCCACTCATAGGTGAAGCTCGAATCGTTCGGAGTCGACCCGTCGAAGTAGTCCGGAACCTCCGGGCCGATTACGAGCATCGCATTATCGGCGAGAAGGGTGAGGTCATACGGCAGCGCCCCTCCCTCGAACCCCATGACCTCAACCGCGAGAGACGCGAACGCGGCTCCGTCCGGTGACTGCGCCGTGATTCTCGCGGGATCTCTATTAGCGCGGTACGCCCCCAGAGAGTTACCGCCTCCCCACGAGACAGTAGAAGTCGGTCCCTCCGAAGTGGATATGTAAACGCCGTCGGCGTCTCGCCAGTAGATCACAGCCCGATAGTCGAATATCTGAAAAGAGGATGCCTTACCCGTAGCGAACGCTATTGACCCCGAGTAGATCACGGAGGGCTCGACGTGGGCCGCGTTCGGCTCTAGCCGGGAGAGAGTAGTCGCATCCTCCGTAGCCCCGGCAACGCCCAGAGAGACCGAGAGAATCGGATTATCCGTAGCGGACCCAGGGACGGGGGGAGTCTGTAGGTACTGGAACCCGACGAGTTGGCGCCCTCGGGAGAACCCCACCGTCTCGCTGGAGAGAACGAGGGCGGGACGAGGGGTGATCGATCCTATACCGATCGTGACATAGGCGTCCCAGTCATTCGTAACCGTAGCCCTCGGGAAGGATCGAGAGGCGTGTGGGTCGGCTTCCCATTCAAATAGGAAGGACTGCCACTTATCAGTGTCTCCGTCGAAGTAGGACGGAAATCCTAGGGTGGGTCTCATGTCCTAACCAATCATCGCCCAGGCGGCATCGAAGGCGATCGCCTGAATAGAGGTGGGGTTGGTCGAGGAGACTCTCTTCTCCTCGAAAATGAAAAGAATAACTCCCTCCATATCCTCGTGGATGACGTGACTCTCGGGCATCATGTAATTGATGAACTGATTGTTTACCACGTATTCCAGGTAGTGCGTTGTTTGAGAAAGAACCTCTCCCGAGCCGTCAAGAGACATGAGCTGCATGCCGACGTTAGGGGAGAAGCCCCGACGAACGGAGACGCCCGCCCGCAGGGGCCTTCCTCTGTAATTGTTCTTCTCGAACGTGGGGCCGAAATAAAGCTGGGTAGCGGCCCCGGCGCGGATGACTATATTCGTGTCAGTTTCGAGCGTCCCTCGGACGATTCCGAAGTAATCCCCCACGGGAGCCCTCAGGCTCTCCTGTCGTGAAATGACCCCGTCGAATACCGAGTCCGCCCGAGCGCCCTCAGGGGTAAACGCTAAGGCGTTCCATCCCAGCGTGGAAACCTCCAGGGAGGGATTCGTGACGCAGTTGGAGACGACGTATATTCCCGACAACGCCGGATCCGTATTTTTCTGCTCTAGCGAAGGGTTCCGTATCAGATTCCGGACGACGTCGGTCTTACCGTCGATGTAGGACGGGACAAGATCGAAGTCTTTCGGCGCCCCGTAGACCTTCGGCTCCTGCGCGGTGATCGTAAACTCGACCTCGTAGATCAGGAAGCAGTCCGTCTCGCGCTCCTCCAGGACGAGCGGCCCCGACGTCGCGGCGACGTCATGGAGGAGTCGACGCAGCGGCGCGACCGAGTCGGCGTAGTCGGAATCCGTCTCGGACCCCTGAACGGGCGGGCAGTCGGCCAGCCACTCCAGATCCGCGAGGCCGCACGTGTCTCCGTGCTGTCCGCAAGCGTTTCGATCGAGGGCGGACGAGAGCCAGCTCATCCCGTAGTCCGCCGCGAGGCGCGTCCGACCGATGAGGAGGCCCGTGACCCGGACATCCCGTGTCGCATTCCGGGACCGCCCAATAACGCCCCCGCCACCGAGGCGCTGAATGACAGACGCCTCGCGGGTCGAGTCGAGGGTGTCGCGGATCCTGATACCGACGAAGCCGATAAAGTCAGCCGACGCCGGATCGTTCTCGTCGTACCAAGGCGCCGTCGTGACATCTCCGAACGCCTCGTCGTCCCCGTAGACCGCACCGGCCATGTCGGCGAGGCCGGGGCATTCGTCGCACTCGACCCCCAGCGGGAGGCCGAGGGAGATCGCGAGCGCGACGACGCGGGACGTGTTGACGATCTCGTTCCCGCCGAGGCGGAGATAGCCGTTCCACATTAGATATACGCTCCCTGTCCTGCCACTTCGCCTACCCGATCGACGACTTCAATAGCGGCCCGTCGGGGATCTCCCGACCCCTCGACGACGATAGATCCGGGTCCGAACAGGTTACCAATGCTGGACCCCGCCGAGGAGGGGACGCTCGCCCCGGCGCTACCGGCCCGGCTCTCGAATCTTGGAGCAACTCCCGCCGTCCCGCGCACAGCGTAATCGAAGCTGTCCTCAGCGAACGCTCCCGAAATCGTCTCGGAGAGGCGGTTGGCGGCGCGCTCAACCTCACTCTCGCTGCTCGTGAGGCCGAGCACCAGGCCGTCACCGAAGTAGGAGCCGACACTCTGCGCCACCCTGGACGGGGAGGCGACCCCGAGGGCGTTGCGCGCTGCGGCGGCAGCCTGAAGCGCAACGGCATAGGCCGCGGCGTAGACGCCGTATCCGCCCGCCGCAATGCCGTTCGCGAGGCCTGCCGAGAAGTTCACGCCGATGCTGTATGCGCCACCAACCCCGGCGCTCGCTCCCTGGTTCGCTTGACCCGCGACGTCGCGGGCAGCCCAGTAGGCTTCGCCGCTCGATACACGGAGGCCCCGAGCGAACTCGTTACCGAATCGGTTTCCGACGCTGGCGAGGTTGCTCCCTCGATCACGGAGCGCCCGAGATGCGCGGTCGGCAATGAACCGGGCAGCGTCGGCTGCCGCAGAGGCCTTGTCGCGCAAGCCTCGCACGAAAGAGGAGCCGATGTTCCCCGCAGCGTTGCCGACAGCGTCCGATCTATCCCGGATTCCCTGGGCCGCGGCGTTGCCGAGCTGAGATCCAACCGTCTCCGCTGTGCGGACCTTCGACTTCAGGGAGTCGACCGCCGAGTCGCCGATGTTGCCCGCGGCGTTGCGCATGCTCCCCGCCTCAGCGCTGAGGTTCTGGCTGGCGCTGGAGCCGAGGAGGCTACCGGCCTGCGACATCTCCCCGGAGTAGCTGGCGAGCTTGTTGTTCGCATCCGAGCCGAGAGTGCTGGCCGTCGCGGTGAAGCCGCCGATGTTCGACTGAAGCCCCCTGTTGGCGCTCGTGCCGAGCGAGTCGCCCGTGGAGTACATCGAAGAATCGAACGAGTGGAGCTTATTGTTCGCGTCGGTGCCGAGGTTCGACATCGTGGAGACGATGGAGCCGTTCTGCGAGGCGAGACCCTTATCCGCCTGGTCACCGAGCATCGAGCCGGTCTTGTTCATGTCCCTGCGCAGGCTGGCGAGTTGGTCGTCCGCCGTGTTGCCCATGTCGAGAGCGGTCTTCCCGAGCTGCCTCTCCGTCGACCCCAGCCCCTTGTCGGCGCTGTCTCCGAGCATCGTGCCCGTCTTCTGGAGGTTGCCGGAGAGTGAGGCGAGTTGCTTGTCGGCGGTCTGCCCCATCTCCTTCGACGTCTGTCCGAGCTGCTTCTCTGTCGACGCGAGCCCTTTATCTGCCGCATCGCCGAGACCCTTACCGGCGTCCTCGATCTCCGGCTCGCCGAAGCCAAAGAACGACTTGATACCGGGGATGAGCGTGTCGGTGATCGTCCCTCCCAGCTCACCGAGGATCTGGGGGATCGCCTTCGCGAGCCCGAGGAACAGCTCCTTACCGGCCTCGATGATCTGCGGGATGGAATCGATCAGGGTCGTGACGATGATCGGGATCATGCCGATCACCGTCTCGATGATCATGGGGATCGCTTCGATCAGACCGAGCGTGATCGACATGAACAGCTCGATCGCCGCGGAGATCAGCGTCGGGATCATCCCGAGGAGCGTCGAGATGATCTGTGGGAGCGCGCCGAGGAGAGCTTCCAGGATAGTGGGGATCGCCTCCACGAGCGCCGTCACGAGCGACAGAAAGAGGTTGATACCCGTGTCGATCAAGGACGGGATCATCCCGACGAGCGTCTCGATCAGTAGCGGGAGCACGCCGACGAGCGCGTCCAGGATCTGGGGGATCGCTTCGATCACGGCCATGACGAGCGACATGAACAACTCGATGCCCGCGTTGAGGAGGGACGGAAGCATCCCGAGGATCGTGTCGAGGAGGCCCGGTAGCGCGTCGAGGAGAGTCGTCAGGAGCGTCGGGACGACCGTGATGATCGCCTCTACGAGTGCGGTGAACAGCTCGATGCCCGCCTGGAGGAGCGTCGGGACCATGCTCACGATCGACTCGATGATCTTCGGTAGAGCCGACATGACGGCATCGAGTATCTGCGGGATGGCAGTGACGACCGCATCGACGAGCGACAGGAAGGCCGTCAGCCCGGCGTCGAGGAGCTGGGGCACCATGTTGACGATCGTGTCCACGATGTCGGGAACCATCCCCGCGACGGTCGTGATGAGGTCCGGGATGATCTCCCCCGCGGCCTTGACGAGCGCCGTGAACAGGTCCAGCGCTGCGGTGAGCAGAACAGGCACTCCCTGGAGGATGAAGTCAACGATCTGCACGATCATGTCGGCGAGCCCCTGCACAATGTCGGGGATCGCCGCGACGAGCGCCTCCAGCATCGCCGGGAAGAACTCCATCGCCGCTGAGAACAGCCCGCCCCGCGCCGAGGTGAGCGAGTCGAACAGGGACTGCACGCCGTTGTTCGAGAGCCAGTTCGTGACCGCCTCCATGCCTCTCGTGAGCGCCCCGGTGAGGACCTCACCGAAGCTCGCCCCCATCGCCGCGCCGTCCAGCCCGGTCGCCAGGCCATCCGCCTGGCTTTGGAATACGTCGACGATATTGATGTCCTGAAGGAAGGAATTGACGCTGGCGAGGGCGTCTGTGAGCGTCCCGGAGATTGCCGTTGCGATAGGCTCCAGGGCTCCGAGCACGAGATTCTTCGTGATCATCCACTCGTCGCCGAAGGTGCGCGTCGCCGCGTCCGCCTCCGCAATGGACCCCTCCGCGCCTTCCAGCGCGCCTTCTAGGTCTCCCAGCGCGATCGTGCCGTTGCGGATACCCGTCGTCATGCGCTGTGCGCCCTCAGCGCCGAACACCTCCGTAGCGATCGACAGGGCTTCCGTGCCCGTCTCCGCCTCGGCTATGGCGTCGACCGTGTTGCTCAGCTCCTCCTGGACGTTCTTACCCTCGCTGGCCCAGTCGCGGAAGCTCTTGTTCAGGCCCGGCATGATTCGAGAGACCGACAGCCCGCCCTTCTCCAGACTGGCGAACAGGACGGCAGACTCCTCCATCGTGAAGCCCGCGTTCTGGAGGACGGAGCCGTACTCGGAGAGGTTTTTCGTCAGTCCGCCGAGCGAGATCCCGTAGTCCTGCGTCAGCTGGAACAGTCCGTCTAGCGCGGCGGCTCCGGTATCGGCGTCCATGCTCCACTGGTTGAGCGCCTTACCGAACGCCTCCGCGTTCGCCACACCGTCCTCACCCAGCATCCGCGAGGCATTGAGGACCTGCGACGAGAGCGTCTCCAGCGTCTCCCCCGTCGCGCCCGTCGCCGTGTTGAGCGCCGCCACCGCATCCGCCGCAGGACCGAAGCCCACCGGAATAGAGGTGGCTATGTTCAACACCGAGTCTTGGAGCCCTTCCAGGGCCTCGCCCGCCGCTCCGGTGCCGACGACGAGGGTGTTGCGCACTTCCTTATCGAACGTGTCGCCGATCTTGGCGAGCCCGCCGACGATCACGGCAGAGGAGGCCGCGAGAGCTGAAGCGATACCTATCGCGAGGGCCTTGCCGCTCTTCTTCCCGGTCTCCCCGAGGGCCTTAGAAGCATCTCCGTCAAGGTCCCTGAGGGAAGCGTTATCCAGCTCCGCCTGGACGTTGAGTACGCCACGACCTACGGTATTGGCAGCCATCAGAGACCCACCTCCTGCAGAGCACGCGAGAGGAAGGGGTTAGGACGAGTGCCGGGGTGGCGCACCACGGGACCGAAGAAAGTCGTACCGTCGGTGAGCACCGAGGCGTTCTTCACGCGGATGATGTGCGGTTTCGTGCCCTCATGGACATATCCGGCGTAGGGCGTGTTCGCGCTGACCTCGTAGGAGGTGATCGGCGTGCTCCGTGAGGCGAACCTCCCCGACGAAGCGCGCCGATCCATGCGGATAGATGAACGAAGTCGGCCCGTCTTTTTAGGGGCGAGCCGCTTCGCACGAGACACTACGCGCCGAACCTTCGTCTCCATCGACCGCTCCACGTCGGGCCGGATCATCGCTGCCACTCGGGCCGGGGACTGCAAGCTGACGCTAGAGGTAGCCATCTCCACGTCCTCCATCCGACGCCCGATCAGACATCTGCTGATTATCCCACTCCCTCAGGGTAACGTAGTCGCGCGTGTCGTTGAGGTATCTCCTAACCTGGGACTTCTTGTTCTGAGCCAGATTGACGATCGTGTCGGTGTGGAACATCCAGAGGATCTCGACGGCTCCCATGCGCCGCCAGTCCACGCCTTCACGATTCCAGCCGGTGACGAGGACGATCCACTGGGATCGAATCGTCCTCCACAGTGCCCCGGCTACTTTGTAGGGACTCCAGTCATCGCCGGAATGTAGACCATAGCGATGTTCTGCACGGCCATGATTCCGTAGGATACCTTGTCCCACTCCCTGCGCTGATCCTCCCGGACGAGAAGCGCGCGCATGGCGTCGGAGAGACGCTGGATCGTCTCAGCGATGTTCGCTTCCTCCGGGTCCTGCTTACCCATCTGAGAGAACTCGGAGAGCGTGTCCTGCAACGCTCCGAACTCGGCGGGAGAGGGGTCCGAGTTGAACTCCCACACGTTCCCGTCTCCGGTGTCGAGCTGGATCGGAGAGAGATCCAGGCCGACAGTAACGACCTCGCGCTGCATCTCGGCGGGCTTCTTGGGGGATGCCTTGCTAGCCATTGTTCTACCTTCCTTCTAGGAGAAGCTCGGGTCGGCGGAAGGACACCTGACCGACAGGAGCGCCGACCCGAGCAGGGTCAGAGTATCACTACAGGGAGGCCGGAGTCCTGCGCGGATTGACCTCGACGGCGACGCGGAACGTGATCGTGGAGACGCCGCCCCCGGGATCCGAGATCGTCACGTCGCCGGGGATCATCCTCAGCCCGTCGCAGCACGTCACCGCGAGCCACATATCCATCACGTCTTGATGCAGGGTCGCGGCGAACTCGCTCTGCTCGTCGGCGCCGGGGAGTTCTCCCCGCTCATCGATCGTGGGGAAGCACCGGAACAGCTCGATATCGAACTCCGCAACTACCGCCCCACGGCGGCAGGGGTATATCTGATCGATGCGGAGAAGGCTCGCAGGGTCCGCGGCGTACATGTTCACGAGGTGGACGTAGAGATTCCCACTCGCGGGGTTCGCGCGCGTCCCGCACTCGCAGACGACCCCGATCGCCGCAGCGCCGACTGTCGTCCCGCAGGAGCACGTAGGTCGTCCAGCGTCGACGAGCGCGCCGCAGACGCACGCGAGGAGGGTCTGAGCAGTGGTGTCGAGATCCTCAGCCACAGCAGCCGTCCCCTCCCGCGGTCGTCAGGAGCGCTGTGCGCCTCGTAGAGCGGCCAGAACCTCGTCGAGCGCTAGATACCTCCGGGGACATGATTCGTGCCGGGACGCGGGCGCCGTGGGGGTTTACGGCGGCGACCCACGCGGAGACCTCGGGGAGGGAGTGCTGGATCTCGTCGTCGGAGAGCTGGATCGTGACGCCCTGCCCGCTGACCGAGGTCGCGTTCCTCGGCAGGCGGCACTTGGTGTCGCCGACGCAGTCGCGGATCATCTCGCAGAGGAGCACGTTCGCGACCCACAGCGCCCACGCATCCGGCTCGGCTCCCGTGACGATATCTACCGCGAACGTACCCGGCTCGGTGTCCTCCAGCCCCCGGTCGTCGCGCATCGGCCACGCGCCGCCGACCTTCCAGAGCATCCCCCGCGCGGCGTCGTAGCGGTATTCGCTCTTGTCGAGCGGGACGCCGTCGACACGTACAGCGGTGACAGCGGAGACCGGAGACCCGTCGTTCGATGAGAGCCGGATCCCGTCGCGCCCTCCACAGCACCAGCCGCGGCACTCGCCGCAGATATCGAGAGGGCGGACCGTCTCCGTGCATGCCCCGATCGTGTACCCGGACCAGCGGCTCATCATCGCGCTCACGACGGCGATGAGCTGCTCGACCCGCTCCTCGCCGGGGGACTCGGACGGGTCACAGCAGTCCTCAGCGTCGAGGTCCCAACTACATTCGCGCATGATTCCCTCCGGGGTGATTCGGTGCCAGTGTACGCGAGAAGGGGCCAGCCGATACGGCTGACCCCCTCCCCTTGGGTGACCTAACTCAGGACGACTCGATGCAGGGAGTCGTCGGCTCCTCGGTCGTGTCGATCGCGCCGCACTCGTCGGGGTGCGAGGCGCCGACGAACCGAACGCGGTGGAGGCCGGTCGGGATGCAGTCCGTCAGCCACGCCGCCTCGCCCGTGTCGCTGTCGAGAGCGAGAGGGATCGGGCCGGAGCCGAGGTCGTGCGAGGAGTACGTCAGGCCGGTGACGCGCGTGTAGTTCTCCGCCGAACCGACCTCGCCCTCCTCCGTGATCCGTGCGCCCTTGATCGGGTAGAGGCGGACGTACGAGCCGCCTTCGCCCTCGCCCTCACAAGCGCCGCCGCCGAGGATCTCCTGCCAGACGACCACGAGGACGTTGAAGCGGGAGTTGACGGCGTCACCGTATCCGATGATCTCGCCGTCCTGGATGATCG